GTGAAGTGCATCGTGCTACTTGTAGAGTGGGCGGCAGTTTAGGTAACATATACAACGGAACATTTGAATCACCTATTGCTCCTATTATTTGTACACGCAAATGGTGTACATGTGTTGCAGACATTCCACTAACAAAGGTAAAACAATGATAACAACAACTGCCATCAAACTTCATAATCCTGAAAAAATGATGATAACATGGGACACAGGAAGGCGTTGTAATTATGATTGCACATACTGTGAAATTTCTAGACATGATACATATAGCCCGTACCATTCTTATGAAGATTTATTTAAAACTTTTGAATTTATTAAAGAATATGCTAAAATATATGACACAACTAACCAAGGCACAAACATCGACTTTACTGGAGGAGAGCCCACAGCTAACCCTGAATTTTGGAAATTAGCAAAGCACATTAAAGATAACGAGCCTAACTTTAGTTGCGGATTAACAACTAATGGCGTATGGAACCCAAAGCGGACTACAGAAATTTTAGATCTGTTTCACGGATTAACTGTTAGCTATCATCCGGAAGGCAATGAAAAGTCTAAAGCTCATGTTTTAGAAAATATAAAAAGACTAGGGAAATCTGGTATTTGGCTACAAGTTAATGTAATGATGCATGCTGATTATTTTGAGGAAGTTAAAGGCGTGTGTTATTTACTAAAAGATTTAGGAATTAAACACAAACCAATACCAATCGGTGACGGCGCTATTGAACGCAGTGGTTGGTTTAAGGATACTGACGGATCAATGCGTAGGACCAGTCATAGCTATAGTGAAGAACAACAAGAATGGTTTTTTGATTACATTGGACAGCCAAAACCTGTAAAGTCTAAAAACGAAGGATCGGCTGTTGGTCGAGGCTGCTGTGGTGGAAGATGCATGAAAGGCAAGGTTGACAATAAGTGGGTACCAATAACACATGTCGATAATCGGTTTAAAGGATGGCATTGTTCAGTGAATCGATACTTTATGCATATTGACCAACATTTAAAATTAGTATATCATCACCAAACTTGTCAAGCATTGCATGGCGGTAAACGTGGACCATTAGGTAGTTTAACAGAGCCTAATAAAATACTAGAGTATGCCAGAACTGCTGTATCTAGTGGTCCTATTATATGTCCAAACGATCGTTGTGGATGTGGAATGTGTGTACCGAAAGCAAAAGAACTGAATGATTATAACTCAATAATTGCATTAAACGTTTAGTTTTTGTTTATTGCTTACACTTGGGCAATGCTGCTTCGCCAGTACACATACAAGTAGTTTGTTGACATATTATTTGTTCTAATTTAGGCGAAAACTTATTTTTAAAGTCTGGATCTTTTATATTATAATAACCGTCTAAACCGAATAGTTTTTGTTTACAAGTTCCCGAAATTATTCCATCTCTACTTATATAAAGCCAGTTTACACCTAAATTGCACTTCCATCCTTTGAAGTGATTTAGGTTGTGCAAAGACATCCAAGAGTCCGAATTAATACTGTGTTCGGTGTTATCGCTTGCAATAACACTATACTTACGTTGAGGTTGTTTCATCCATTCTTTAATCATAAGGTCATTTGGTTTTTTACGAATAGTTTCGTTAAAATATTCCGTCTGTTCTTCTGTGTAAAAAGATTTACCATCAATATGTATAGGTTCTGCTAATAATAAAAAATCTTCATCATAATCGCATAATCTATCTACAATAGACATACACTTGTCCCAATTTTTAAAATCCATTAAAACTTTAATTTCGAACAAATAATCATTTTTTGTTAAAAGTGTAATTAATTTTTCAATATGATCTAAGTCTACTTGAGGATTGTGTACTGAAATATGAATAGCTTCAAAATATTTTGCATACTTTTCCCACCAACGTAATGTTCTACTACCGTTGGTTAAAATTTTAATAGCACAATCACAATTTTCTTTTACATAAGTTATAAATGTGCTTAGACCTTTCCACAATGTTGGTTCGCCTCCCAGCAAATGTAGTTCTACTTTATTAATAAGATCACTATTGTTATAAAAATTTACTAGAGTAACAATATTTTCTTTAATAACATCAACATCAGGCCAAGGATATGTTCCTGTATTTGATTCAGGAAAACAATACCAGCAATTATAATTACACACATTACTAAAATCACAATATATACGTATGATATCATCATGTGTTGCTTTTATTTCTATAATATCCTTCATAGCAAATGTGCTAATTCTGGAAATACTTCTGCTGCACTTAATCCCCGTATTGCGTCTAGCTTGTTTACATACTCTTTAAATCCAGGAAGTAAATGACTATTATCTTCTGCATTCATATGATTTAGTACTGCTTCCCAACGTTTCCACCCATAAGGATTATGTTTCCAAAAGTCATCGTCTTGTCTATAGTTTTCCCATAGCCAGTCTTTAAACTCCATAAATCGGCGTTCAACATCTAACTTATCTTCTTTAGGAAGTATTTGTATGCTTAAAAATGTTGGAATGTATAACAAGTGCATATTAACTAAGCCGCCTCCCATTTGTACTCCGCCTGGAACTGTTCCTTCGTTTAGTTTTTTAAATCCCGCTTTTATTTTCCATTTCATAAAGTCAGGCAAATGCTTTATGTTGAATATTTGGATTGCTGTTGCTAAACTTGTTTGTATGTTGTCTGGAGTATTGTCTAGCATGTGCAAAGTTTTTTCTACTGTTTTCCAATCAGTAGGATAACGTATATACTCATCACGCCCATGGCTTGCATCCATACTTACAGCAAACTTAACTTTCTTAAACTTACTCCATAGCTCAATTAAATCGTCATCGACTAATAAGCCGTTTGAATTATACCGCAGTAAAATTTTATCTTGATATCCTTGTCGTACTATTTCTTCAATAAACATCTTGTGTTCTTTAATCATTAGCGGCTCACCGCCAGCAAAATATACTTGCTTTAAGTTAGGAATTTGCTTGTACATTTCTTCCCAAAAAGTATCCTTTTCATGCCACTTGTTGTTAAACTGTGTTTTGTCCCAATGCATCTGTCTTTTAACTTCAGGATCTTCTAGCTGCGGCATTAATTTTTTATGATCCATTACCCACTTGCTCGAATCGTGTGGGCTACACATTACACACTTAATATTACAAGTATGGCCTAATCGCAAGTCTAAGTAAACTAACTCTTCTGGTACTGTGCCGTCTTGTTTTGTTTGTTCAATTAAATATGGAATATCTACTCCGTTATTATCTCGGTGCCATGTTCCTGTTTCCCATATACGCTTACTTACTACACCTACCTTTTCTTCTTGGAAGCACTTTGTACAACTTGCAGGTATTTCTCCGTTAAGCATAGTTGTCCGTACACTTTTCATATAGTCGTTGTTCCACGCTTCCATTGGAGTTTCTCTGCCAAAGTTTGCAGGCTTACCATTTTCCATTTTAACAAGTCCAACAGTATGGTCGGCGCCTGCACCACTTGCATTAGACGAACAACATAGACGCATATCGCCATTAGGACGAGTAGCAAAGTGTATCCAAGGCAAAATACAAAATGTTGGTGTGCCAGACACTTGTGCTATTTCAGCTTGATACTTTTCTAAATCAGACATTATTCGTTTCCTTATTCATAGTTCAGTATGCTCTATAAACTGATCTTTTGGTTTACTAAGTTTATTTACTCCGCAAGTCCTAGCACATGTAATTAACTTTTCTGTGCCCCAATATTTGTGCCAAACAGTTTGCCAAGCATCAGAATCTATTACTGATTGTACAGTATGCTCTAGTGCGTTTGTATTTCCTAAATCATTAATTAAGTCGGCGTATTGTTGTTCAATTTCTAATCTAATAGGTTTTGTAGCATCGTTTGCGGCTGCATAGTTATAAGGAATACTTGCTAAGAAACAACAGGGCATAATCTTCTTATACGCATCTATATAGATTTCCTTTGTTTGTGTTACATAACAATCAATCTCACTAGCGTCTACAATATCTTTATAATTGTCAATTACGTCCTGAGTAATGAGATTAATTTTGCTGCCAGTAGGTGGTTCTAAATAACGTGTTGTATTGCCGTCCTGGTCGTACACTGGAAACTTTTCAGTAGCAACAAATCTTGCACTATCTTTATATGTAAATCTAGCAAAGCCGTGTGTTTTTGCCAATGCTTCTGCCGCGAGTTGTTGATGTTCGTTGTGTTTGAATTTTATAAACGCCCATTCTGCTGTGCCGCCGGCGGCGATAAATGCTTTTGCATTTTCTAATACCTTGTTAAAACTAGTGCCTACTCTATACAAACTATGTGTGTCTGCTAATCCATCAATTGCAAAAATAACATTGTGATATTTTGGCATTGCCTTTGCAAGTTTCTTCCACCAATCTGTGTTCCGTGCTCCGCCATTAGTATGCAATCTAATATTTAAGTTAGGATTAATATCTCTACTATAACTGCACATATCTATTAGATCATTATTAATAATAGGGTCGCCAAAATTGCCGCAAAGATAAAATCCTTTTAATTGCTGTAATACTTCAGTAGTTAATATTTGCTTAAAATCTGTTATTGTCCAGTCTTGGTTTTTAATTAATGGGTTCTCTAAGCCGCCATGTATATTTCGGCTACACATCGGGCAGCTTGCTTGGCAACGATTTGTAATTTCTAAGTGTATATTTTCTAATTGATTAAATTTAAACATTCTTCTTTTTTCCAATAATCATATAGCGTGTATACATAGGAGTTTCAAATTCACCTCGCCATAGAGGTTTAACTTTACTCATACGCATAAAGTCATCTGCGTCTGTTGCACAACGTATATGTTCGGGCAAGTCAAAATAGTTATTACTCTGTATTACAAATATTGCATCGTCTGGTTGATTACTTAACCACTGTTCGTATTGTTCTTGCGTAACGTGTTCACAGCTTGTGTTAATAATAATATTTGCAGGAGATGAATAGTCACACATATCTGCTGTTACTGCGGTAAACCGTCCTTCTATTTCTTGACGCTTGTTTACTGTATATGCTGTTTCTTCACATGCAGGATCTATATCTACACTTGTAATATGCCTAATGGACATATCACTATTAAATAGCAGATTTGATAGTACTCCGTTCCAGCCGCCAAAAATTACTATATTAGATTTACTATAATGCGCTTTATACACTTTAGTTAATTGTTCAATAAGCCAAACTTTACTGTTGACCTGTCCTTTCCAAAAGCTTTCTAGAGTACGATAGCGATCTTCACTGTTGCGAATAGCATCCATCCAGAATAACACATCTTGTATTTCAACTTTCATACTTTACCTTTGGTAGTTTACTGTCTGCACTACTTACACAAGTAGGTGTAATACATTTAGCCGGTGCCTTAAAGAGTTCAAATCCGCCGTCTAACGTGCCTAAAGGCTGGTCATGGCAACTGTAGCTGCGCTTAACTTCATTTTCTCTAATGACGCATCCTTGGTATCCTGCATTACAATTCCAGCCTTTAAACTTATTGAATCCAAAAGCATTAAATCGTTCAGCTTGATCTACATAATATATTTTACCATCTTTGTCTTGTAATTCTACCTGTAACAACGGTATTATTTTTTTAAATTCGTCTGGGATTCTTTGAGGGAATCCTGTTTGCAGCAAGTTAAGTTGTTCTTTAGTATACCCGGATACCACACGGGAGGCGGTAGGATCGGATTGTGGTTTGACAGTGACATTAATACCTCTGGCGGCAAATCGCTGTAGGCGCTCGTAAAGCTCTTCAAACATTTCTGGCACCATAACTTGATTGATTGTAACATACACTCCTGCCTTCATGAGCTGAAGACACTTATCTCCAAACTCTTGTTCATTTGCAAACTCCGCATGGTAGCTTGCTGTAATACTCCTACGTTGCAGACTGCTCGTAGATTCTAACCAGTTGTTCCACCATTTGCTTCCCGGGCTTAGATTGGTTGTCATGTGGATACTTTGGTACTCGGGAGCTGTATCACTACAGTAATGGTCTATAACCTTCCCAAAGTATTTATATGCAGTAGGTTCACCGCCGCTAAAACTAAAGTGAAAGTCAGTAAACCCGTTTTCTCTTGCTTGACGTTTTATTTCGTCAATGGAATTTGTATATATTTCTAAACTTTGATGATCAGGAGTGCTACTGCGAGCATAGGGCCAGCAATAACTGCAATTATAGTTACAAAACCTAGCAAGGATCCAACTAACTGTGAACAATTTCGTACCTAGTAAGGTCTTTTGTCCAAAGCTTGTTATGTCCTCAAATGGTATGTTTTGAAAATTGTTCATGTAACCACTCAAAGTTGTTTATAAGGTTAAGATCAGCCATATTAGATATGCCAAACTCCCGCCCAGCGTTAGCACCAGCAATAGCGAAATCACCACAGCGTCTCTCACCGCCTTTTGTACACCAGATATTAAGTCTATTTTCGGTTTCTTCATCGTTTTGCCTCAAGATTGTTTTACTACTTAATTTAGCACATTCTCTGAATGCACTACGCCATGCTTCAAACGGATTTGTATTAAATGCTGTGATGTTTGCAACTTGTTCTACCGCAATAAAATGTGGACTAATACTTGTAGTCATGTCTGGTTTTGTTAAATCCATGTCTATTGTTAGTTTACGAGGAAATAACTTTACCCCACCATATCCATATTCTAATCCATTAATAGGATTCTTTGCTCTCCATACATGTACATGGTCTAGTTGATGATCATGTACAACATAATCAAAGTTAAAATTGTCCATGATAATTGCGTCGGCATCTACAATCCAAACCATCTTAGTAAAGCATTTCTTTGCTGCTTTTATATGTGCTTGATGTATTCCTTTAACACCATGTACACGCTTTGCCATAGGAAATCTAGCCTTAAGGGCAGCATAGTTGTCATCTGCACTAGGTTCGTCATAACTTATGAATACAATATCATACATTAAAACTCATATCCAAATCTGGCAATGTCTTCTTTAAAGACAGTAGCTACTATTTCTCTAGTTGTATTATTATAAAATTCTTTGTAATTAGGAAGTTCTTTAGTTACTACTAACTCAGAGTCTGATAAAAAATAATCTTGGATTGTCCGGAAGTCTTGCTGTAACGATGTATCTATAAGTATATAATCAGCGTTTTCTATCCATTTGCATATAGGTGTAGTAATGCTAAACCAAAAACTTCCTATTTTAGACGATGTGGGTGGTAAATTTTTAATAAATTTAGTGAAACTATCAAGTTCTAATTGAGAAAGGTCTCCTAATCTGGGATCTTCTAGAGATTTCATTTCAAGAAGTTGCTGATATGCATAATACATTCTAGCCCACGGATTAATAACTATAGCAATTGTTTTTATTCCTGGATATACTTCATTAACTTGTGCTACATTCCAAAATTCTGATTCAATTTCATAATCTCTAATGTATCTAAATTTTGCAGCGTCATTATCTAACAGCCAAGATTTAACAGACCACCCGAAGCAAATGAAGGGTGGTAAAACTGTTGTGAAGAAAGAATCATCCTCCTTGTAGTTCATTAGAAATTTCCTTATCAAATAGCCTAACAGCCCTATCACTGTAGTAATTATACAGTCTTTCTCGGCAAAAGTCAACATTATTCTCAAATCTAGTTTTATTTTGTACCCAAAGGTCTTTAGTACGCTTGTTATTTGTTAATAACTCTGTATTGTCTATAATTGCAGCTTCTAACCGTGCTGCAGGATCATCAATAGCATCATAACTATGATCAACTATATCATCAAACATATCTAAACCCATTGAACGTAAAAAGTCTACGCTGCCTTTGCTGCATAACAATATTGGGAACGAACAACCGTATACACTGTTTAATGTTTTTTCAGTTAAGTTATAGCAGCTTTCAGTATAACTAGTTTCGCTTATAATTTCTACAAATGTATTTTCATAATATGTTTTTAAGCTATTTTTAAAATTACTAACATTATCGTTATCGTGCTTTTCATATATAGCAAGACTGTCAGTTAACAGATCAGTTGATGTTAATAACTTATTCCAACCATCAGAATAAAAATCTAAATCAGACACTTTCCATTTTGTGTACTCGATAATATCTGTAATTGTATCTTTAAACATACATGATATTAATCCATGCTTCTGCCACCCTAAGGCATGTAGTAATGCAATCAGCATTGCCCTGTGTGTGCGCTTATTTCTATTAAGGCTGAGATACGTACGACTGCTATCTAAGTTCTTTTCTAATACAGGCTCAACTGTTTTATACTCTTTCTGATGATTAGTAATATCGCCTCCCCAAGGAATTATACTAACATTAAGATTTTTAATATATACGTCGAGACCTTCTACTGATGTTAATAGAATAAATGTTTTATCGATATGATTGTCAAATAACTCAATAAGATATTCGGCTATGTCAGGAACAGTATCTTCTTTGTTAAAATTGACAGAAGTTAGATGATCTTTTAGTCCAATAACAACTAGATTTGATTTTATACTATCCGTTAATTGAGTTCTGTAATCGGTTGCTGTCAATGTTTTCCAATTGCCGGTAACATCGTAATCACTGTATTGATAGTAAGGATTAATTGTTGTTGCCCACAAATAAATTTTGTCGCACGGAACAGTTATTTTAGATGTTAATTTAAAGAATAACCTAAAAGTAAATAAGTCGCCCGGAGGTCTTTTTAAAATACTCATAACAATGCCTTAAATTGTTCTGGTGTCCATATCTGGGTAGTCCAGCTTGCGTTACTAGACATATATTGCTCTTGAAACTCTAACATGAACGGAGGAACTTTTTCAGAGGTGCTATTATCACGTTCGAATCCTACTAACTTAGGTCGTATTCTAGTGCCAACATGCAAGTTGTTAATAATATATTTTAATTCATTGAGGTAATTAGCAACTGTTTCTGATTTAAAGTCGATTGGAGGTGACATTAGTTTATGTTTTTTCCACTTATGCAAATTTAAATTTAGTATTGACATAGTTAGTTCAGGAGAATAATCTGTCCATTTATGTATTAGTGGTCTATTGTCATTATGGCAACGCACAGTGTGTGCAAAATATTTTTCAGGCAATGTAAATTGCCACAGTCTTTTTTTATTAGTCCTAAAATTATCGACGTGCATGCCATCTGCCATTATTGGCATATTATCAAGACAATCTATAATTTTCATATGCGGTAGATGGCCAGGAGCAGCACAATAACTCTTAGTATAGTAATCGTATGCTTCTCCGCTTTCGAAGAACTTTTTTAAATCTATATCTATAATAGTAGGCTTAACATCATAAATTCTACAAGTTTCCATTGCTTCGTGAAAATCTAACTGGTTAAGGCCATCTGCGTATTTTGCAACAAAGATATTGATAGGAAGTTTTAATTTTTTGTGACAGTATAACACTAGTTCACTATCGACTCCGCCCGATAGCATAAGGTCAAACGGCCCAGGGAATCGTTCAGTGATTGCCCGGGCGTTTAATAGCAGTTCTTCGTGGTACGTCTTGACTGGACGAGTTATAGTTTTTTTAATCTTAACGTCCCACTTAGAAGTAGGAGTTAATTTAACTTTTTGATTAAAGTCTCCATCGTACCCGTATGTTAACCAATCATTTTTCCAAAACATCTTTAGTATCATCCACGTCTAATACTTGCTTACCAAATGATGCAATGTTCCAAAGTCTTTCATGTGACCAGTATATAAACATGTTAACAATTGTTGCTACG